AAGGCCAACGTCGGCGTGTGGTGGGCGGCTTCTAAAGCGTGGGTATGAACGGTCCACAATGCGAGCGCGGTAGAGGCTCCGGCAGGTAACACTAGATGGCGCGTGAAGCGGCTTGCTAGCTCCTGTAACAACGCAGAACCATCAACCGGCTCATCCCACGGGATCGTGTCTTCGACCACGGATTCCGAAGTCACCGTGTTCTGCCGACACTGCGCGATAGCCGCGTCAACAAGCTTCGCTGGAGAAGTGACGCCTAACGATTTCAGATGTCGGCCTTCGAGAAACTTCGTCAGTGAGGCTCTCGCCATCTCGACCTGTAGTGGTTCGGCACCATTCCTCAGAAGCTCCGAGGCTTTCAAACGGAGTTCCTCGAAGAGCTTCTCCACGTCGGTAAGAGTTACGGCGGTAGATTCGATCGGCGGAATACCTTCCGCCTTCAGCGCCGGAGTAGCTTTAACAAGAGCACGAAGCTCCTCTTTGGTATGGCCTGCATCAAGCCAATCGCTGACATCGCCTTTCCGCGACAGTCCGGGAAGCTCGATGATTCGGACGGACTCGGCAACTGGGACAAGCTGGCGAGCAACGTCTTGCGCGTGGCTCTTTCCGGGCTCATCCGCGTCCGGGAGAATGACTACGGTCTTGCCCTTGAAGTAGACGTTATATCGCTCGCGCCATTTCCCGGCTCCTTGTGGCGAAGTGCTCGCGGCCAGTCCGCACTCCCACAGTCGGTCTGCATCCTTCTCGCCTTCAACGAGGAAGACGGCGGATTTCTTTGCGATCTCATCCAACCGATACGGGATGGTTTCAACACCGTCCAAGTTCCAGATGTATCCGTCGCCATTAGGATCTGGACGACGCTGACGAAAGTCCTTTGGTTCATACCGGACGGTCTCGAACACGACGTCGCCGTTCAGATTACGATATGGGTACACGGCAAGGATTTTCTGAGGCTGTTTTTTCTTGACGGAAATCAGCTTGTGTTCGGCGAGCCACTTCGTAACGGCAGGTTTATCGTCAGGACTGACGCCGGCAATGAAAGCGGCTAGCGCCCACGCGTTACCCTTCTCATCGCAGGGACCGCACAGCCAGCAATCCTTCTGCTCGTTAACGAGGAGGGATGGGTTGTTATCAGGTTTATGTTGCGGACACCGGTAAGCCAGGTCCTCGCCACGCTCTTCTCCGGGCTGAAGGTTCGCGGCTTCAACCACATTCATACACGTGAACTTTTTCTTATCTTGCGGCTTACTCATCGCCTATTTCGCTCCGCCGATTCGGCGAACATTGCCGCCAGCAGCCTTCTGCGCCTCACGTTCCAAAAACTTTTCCACGTCCTCCCTACGAAACCTGACGTGGTGACCCACCCTGAGACAGGGAAATGGGAGCGTGTTCGTGGATGTCCTCGCGTACACCCAGCTTTTCGGAACGCGGAGAAATGCGGCCACGTCTGCGATGGTCCAGAGCCGGTCATCCGGTGTCATCACGCACTCCTCTTCTGACTACGCTCACGGTTGCGACGGAACGCTTCCACGTCCCTGCGGTAAAAGAGCCGTCTTGAGTCCGGCGTACGAAGAGCAGCAGGCAATTTCTTTTTGCGATGCCACGCGACAACGGAGGTGCGCGAGACTCCGAACTCCCGAGCCACTTGGCCGGTCGTCAGCAGTTCATAGTCATCGTTGAGTTTCGCTTCCATAGCGGAAGCTTCGGCTACAAGGCAGGTTCAAACTAGGTTGGATCGCTTTTAAATAACTTCTGATTCGCCCTTGTATTTCTGAATCACTGTTTTAGCAAGCCGGTGTGCGATTTCTTCGTAGTCCGGTTCCGGTTTCCCGTCCTCCCGGTAGAACCGTCCCTCAACGGTTCGTACAGCGTCGATCAGGAGCAATTCAAATAGCGACGTACGGCCACGTTTGATCTTGAGACCGTGCTCCCGCAACAAATCGGCGAGATCGTACGCAGCACGATTGCGGGACTCCTTCGCTGCACCCACGGACGGACCTTGAAAAGCCTTACTCCCCTTAGAGACTTCGCGAGCACGGTCTATAACAAACTCCGTTTGTCTGATACTCGCTTCCAGCGTAGTCCGATCGACCAGTTGTTCCGGGAAAGAGTCTTTGTCTTCGGGAACTGGTGCAACTACTAACGCCTGTTCCAAAAGATATCTCGTAGTGTCGCCCAATTGTTGTTTGATCGTACTGATCCAGCTTTCCCCGGCAGCGATCAGACCTTCAAGCTCCGTTTGCACCTCACGAGCCGTGGGATTATTCCGTTCACGCTCGATTCCGGAACGATAGGCGGCAAGAAGGTTTTCGAATAGCTTCAAGAAGCTCTCCTGTACGACTGGATCGCTCGGCATCCCACGGTAGCGTCGTATCTTCAATCGCGTTTTTGGATCTAAACCTAGGCGTGCGGCACGTAGCCTACGCACTCGGCTGGGTGACTTCGCTCTGTCCCTCTTAAGCACAACTGCCTCCCGTTGCAGTTCCCGTCTAGATGATCCGTGGCGTCGCAGGCCGGTCGGGATAACCGGCTCTTCGGGAGCTACCCTAGCGACGCCACATTCGTGGTTATCGTTCACCTCTAATCATACGCAGTTCAAAGATCCATCAATTGGGGCGGAATGCGCGTGAATGATTTCCGTTCCACCCTATTCAATGTCTGATCGCCGTCACTACCATGCGCACCGCGTCGTAAACAAACGACGACACATTTCAAAGAGGAGACTCCAAATGATCGTGAATATTGCCGGTACGTCCGGCTCTGGCAAAAGCACGCTGGTCCGAAACGCAATCCAATGTTTCCCGGAGTACAACGTTGTCCAACTCTTTCGGGAAGGACGTCGTCAGCCGTATGGGTACGCTATGCGTGAAAGTACGGGTCACCAACCCCTGGTCGTCCTGGGGCACTACGAGGGAAACGCAGGTGGCGGCGTCGATAACCTCGACGACTACGATCAGATTTTCTCGCTGGTCCGCTATTGGCATCAGCGTGGCGCGAACATTCTGTTCGAAGGTCTTTTGGTCAGCGCGGAATTCCCCCGAACGCTTCAGTTGCATCAGGACCGTTTCCCTCTTCGCGTTATCGCTCTCGACGTACCGCTAGATGTCTGCCTTCGGCAGATCAACCAACGCCGTTGCGAAAAGAATCCGTATGCGACGGAAGTCAATCCTCGTCGTACGGTAGAGAAAGCGAACGCGATCCAGAGCCGCTTACGCCGGTTAGAACAAGCGGGAGTCCGTGTGGATCGTCTGCCTTGGCAAGCTGCACTCGACGCTGTTAGAAGCGAAGTGCTTAACCAAAGCAGCAAAGCCGTAGCGTAAAGAAGGTAGCATCAGGGCCGGAGAAGGTCCGGCCCACACTCCTCGGTTCCCGCATTCCGACACTTCTCCGGCAACCCAAGCTGCGTTTTATATGCCCTTTCTATAAGTTGCGGTTTCGACACTTTTTCGGGCGTACAGAATCGACGGTAACGAACAGATTAGGAAGGAGTAGCCCCGGGCAGAATCGAACTGCCGACCAACGGTTTAGGAAACCGCTGCTCTATCCGTCTGAGCTACGGGGCCAAGCAATTCATTCTACAGTAGCTTGATGGATGTGCGTGCTGGTGAAAAACCGCTCCTATCTAACATCCATCTAACAACTCGAAAGAACTCGGGGAATTGCACCAGTTTTGATGCAAGAAAAAGGCTCCCGGAGTCGGGAGCCTTCCCATCTGTGACGAGCTTAGTTGACGTGCTGAGTAGCGGCTTGCACGGTCTGTGATGCGGGCGCCTGCGGCACCAGCATCGCGTCGGTCTTGGCAGCAGCTTCCGGGCGGCTTTCCTTGATCAGGTGCGCGTAAATCTTCAGCGTGACGCTGGGATCCTTGTGACCCATTTGCTTGGACACGTATACCACGTTCTCACCCTGCTCGACTTTCCAAGATCCGAACGTGTGCCGCAGGTCATGCAAGTCGAGCTTGCCGATTTCGGCGGCTTTGACGGCTGGCTGAAACAGACGATTGTAGACGTTGCTGGGGTTCTCCGGCGTGCCCTCGGTGGTCACGAACAACAATCCTTCCTTGTCCTTCGCCTTCATGCGGCTCTTGCGGAGTTCCGCCTTCAGCAGCGGCGAGAGGTCCACAGCGCGAAAGCTGTTGTACTTTGGCGGCTGGAACACATAAGCCGGTTGGCCATCGGCAATTTGATTATGCTTGCGAGACAACCGTACCAGACTTCGCCGGACATGGAGAACATCGTGGTCGAAGTCGATATCGGTCCAACGCAACCCGAGCATTTCGCCTCGACGCAGACCAGCCAACAGGCAGAGCATCACCATGAGCCTGCGATCACCTTCCATCTTGGCCAACAGCTTTTGTGCTTCTTCGGGCTTCAATGCCCTGCCCTTCTTGCAGCTGTATTTAGGCATCTCAAATCCGTCCATCGGTGAGACCTTCAGATAGCCGTCCTTGACGGCGTTCCTGAAAATACGCTTCGCCAGCTGGAGCGCGTTGAATGCGGATTTGTTCGAGAACCGTTGCAAGAGCTTCGAATTGAGATCCTCGATCCGGTCTGGTCCGATGGCCTGCATCTGTTTGTGTTCCCATTCGGGAATCAAGAGCGTGTCGATGATGGTCCGGTAACCACGAATCGTGGGGGGAGTCAGCCGCTTCTTGGTTAGATTGTTGTTCTCGTCAATGACGCCCGGAATCAGGTAGGTGGCCTTCCACTGTTCAATGTATTGCCCGAACGTCGCCTTCTTGAGTTCGCGATAAGAACCGTCCCGGATATCAGGCGAAAGTTCGTCAAGATAGTCCTCGGCCTGTTTCTTTTTTCGGAATGTTCTCCACTGTTGCTTGCCGTTGACGCGAATGACCGTGTGATACCGCTTACTGCCGTCGTCCGTGATGCGTGTAACGATCGTCCCTCTTGCCATAGATCACCCCCGCCCTTCGATTTGTGCAGCCCGAATCAGAGCGTGTTCCGCCATCGTCTGATAGTCCTCTTTGTTGCAGACGACGGCGAGGTTCCGCGAAGCGTGGGACTCTTCAATGTGTTTCCGAAACTCTTCGATCGTGAAGCGAGAGTATTCTCCTGGAATCGGATCACCAGGGCGCAGTTGCTTGCGATCGGCAACCTTGATGATGGACAGCATCAGCCCGGATTGCTTGTCGTCAGCGGCGCGAAACGTCACCATCGGTCGCCCATCGACGAAAACAACAGCAAAACGTCGATGTCCAGGCTTACTGGACTTCCCGAAGCCGATGACGATCTTCCGACCTCGTCCTTTCACCGTCGTCACACCTTCGTAGACGGTGTCGTAGTCATGGTCGTTCTTATCGGGCCACTTGTACGTGAAAGGTGCCGCCTTCGAAAATTCAATCTTCTTGCTCGTGCGTGCGATCGCGCTTGCAGCTTTCTTCGCCAAGAGATAGTCCTGCAGGTCATCGTTAAAAATCCGCCATTCCTGCCCAATCTGAACCGCCATTAATCGCCTCATGCGAATTTCCTCCTCAATGACCGCTGGCTCGACCTTAAGGTACTGAGCTACTTCCTCGAGCGTGTAAACACCTTGCTCATCCAGCTTTCCCATTTCAGTTCTCCCAATCTCGACATCCGTGTGCATATGTGAACCTCCATTAAGTTTCATCTGTCATTATATGCCATTTAATGTTATTTAAAGTTAATTATTGTTATTATCCTATCTATTGAGAATTATGTGACTTGGCGCACACTTGGCAGTAGGCCCAGGTCTGCATTCGGCCATGGGGTCCGGTCGGTCGCTCCTGGAGTATCCGATCCGCTTCCGGCACGCGACTCAGGCAAATAGCGCAGCGATCGAGAATGACCCAGCGACACCCGTCATCCCAGTCCCGCTTCCGTCTTTGGTCGTGCAATTCGTTTGCAACGGCTTCTGGATGCTCACGTCGTCAGAATATTCCCCCGAGCTCGGACTGGCCGACTTGCGAAGTGACGAAAAGCGCGCCGGCTGCGGAATTGATCAGGTCATCGTGTTGGCCAACTGGATGGTCAACGATCTCCCTCCCAACAGAGGACGTCCGGCGTTCCAGTGCCAGGAGCTGCGACAGCAAGCGCGGGTTGTCCAGTAACTCCACCCGGGAAGAGTTCAGGAGGGGCAGCACTTCAACGTAGATCTCAGACTTATTCCGCGAACTGATTTCGCAATGGATGCCATATGCTTGGAAGCGTTCGCGCGGCCATTCGCCGGCATACCTATCGCCTGTGACCTTCCGGATCCCGTAGCTTTTCAGGGTTTCCGCAAACTCCCGAACCACATCATCGGGAGAGAACGGAGGGCGGCGTTCGCGAAGGCAATCCAGGACAAATTTGCCGGCGCGGTCTCGGTGAGCAATCCCCAACGTCATGCTGTCCACCGATCCGCCCGACGCGTCGAAGAACGCAGAATACGGGAAGTGGCCGCGGGCCAACTCGACACGTCCACGCACAGTGCAGGCGTTCACCACCTCGCGGCTAACAAATGTCTCGATATCCCGGCGGAACTCTGCGAAGTATTCCGCCCTTGCGCTGGACTCATCTTCTTGCAGGGCTTGTTCGATAATCTCGGGGGCAATCAGCGGGTTGTGCTCCTGTGTGGTTCCCTTCCAAACCAGGACGCGTGAGTCTTTGCCGAAATGTCTGGAGTAGGCATCCCATAAAGCGCCGCGGCGCGCATAGGGTGAGCTGATACAGAGGAGCAAACCGTTTGTTGTAGCCAAACCAGGGCGGACGGCCGCAACCACTTCCTTATCGGGATTCGCAGATTCCTCAGAACGAAAGAAAGCAATCTCGTCCATGATCGCCGCAATCAACGTGTAGCCGCGGGTTGTTCGGAAACTCGCCGTGTGCACTTCGATCACGATGTCGTTTCGAAGCTCGAGACTCTCTTGCTTGTCGGCGACGAGAACTCCGTTGAGAGCATCGACGTCCAGGAAGGCCCGGATGTATCGGAGGATCGTGCGCGCTTGCCGTCGATCGGCTGCGATCACCGAAATTGTTCCCCGTTCGCCAGGAGTCAGATGTGCGCTGTGATCTCGAAACACTGCAAGATAGACGGCAATCACCGAGGCGATTAGCGACTTTCCCCCACGTCGACCGACCACGAGCCATGCTTCGCGGAATGGGGCTTCCGGCGCCATCTGTCGGTTGGTGTGGTGCGTGTATGTGACGGCATCATCCTCGTCGAGCGGAAGAGCGAAGAGTGTCTTAAGAAAGGTTCGCCAGGCGTTCCAACTCGACCCCGAAAACCACCGGGAGAAAAACTGTTCGATGGCTTCAATGATCGTGATCGATTGATTTGGTCTACTCATGTGCCCTCAGAAATCGCGGGGAGGATCTACCTCCCCGCTGTGCGAGTCGCGATGTCTGCCGCCAGGGATATACCGCCAGCGGGAGCGACACGCAGTCTTTTGATCAGGCGGTTCGTGCTCGCCCGCCACTCACACCGACGTTTGGGTTGCTGGGGATCGAGCATAGTGAGCACTCGATCAACTCGCTCTTCGTGATAACCGGAACTTCACGGCCGTCTTTCATTTCAACCTTCACTTCTCGAGGAATGAACCCGACGGATGTTGCTTGCAGTCCACCAGCACGAATCATGCGCAACGCTTGTTCGCTTTTCGGATTCACGCTGGCCTCAAAGAATTCGACGTCGAGTTCGAGCACATTCGTGTCCTGGCGGAAACCGACGGCCTTGCCGATGACGGAATCCATTTTCGGAGGGCCAGACCATCCGCCGTACGCGTCGTGAGCCCATACAAACACGGGATTGCGCTTGTAGTTCGTCAGGTCGATTCCGGCCGTTTCGATCCGGGTTCCGTGTCGATCGACCACGCGGGAATCGCTGACAATGAATTTGATCCGACGGTCGCCGGCAGCGCGCGCTTCGGAACGAAACTCGATGGATCGACGCTCAACATGCTGGCCGATCGGCAGGCTCGATTTGATCTTCGCGACGGCGCCGACAATGGTACGAAGTTCGGCTTCAGAAAGGTTGTGGCCCTTCCCCTGAAGGATCCGGACGGTATCGTCAAGAGCCGCGAAGCGCGGATACACAATCCGGATCGCAGCGACGTCGACTAACGCACGGCTGATGAGCAAGCCCTTGTTCGCGCGTCGAATCACGCGCTCAACTTCAGACTCTCCATACTGACTTTCCAGCGATCCCTGGACCGGAGCCTTAATCGCAAACCGGATCTCAAAGTCGTTCATGCCACTTTCTCCTTTGACAAAAGCGCTGCAAGCGAGTCCAGTTCGGCCAATCGAGCTTGAAGCTGAGCCAAGATCTTTTGCGTAACTTCGGCCTCAGCTGCTCCGAAGTCTTCATGTCGCGGCCTCAACAGCGGACGCTTGACGCAGCGTTGATAGCTGGTGCCTTCGAGCATTGCACTCAATGCTGGCAACAGTCGTGGACCGCTCTGTAGTTCAGCCAGCGGATGGAATAAGTTGCCACCAGCTCCCGCGCCGCTTCGATCCTTCACGCGATCAAACATTTGCCCGCGAATGTCATCCAACTTACAGAACAGCGGCGCCAGTGTGTCCAGCAGACACGCCTGGATCTTTGCTGCGCATTCGTCAGCTTCTCCACCCAATGCCGTCAGCTCGTCGATCAGCAGCTCCAGTTCCGGCCTTCGCTCCTGCGCCTCGATTGCCTGCTGTTGGATCTTCGTGGCTTCCAGCTCGGCCTCAATTGCGGCCAGCGCCGTACAGGCATCGCCCAGCGACTTGCGTAAAGCTCGAAGTTCCACATCGCCGGTTGGCAGGGAGATCTCGCCCGCGATCACGGCCTTCCGAATGTCGCGTACCGTGAGAACCAGGCTGTGCTTCGACAGCGCCAACTTCGACAGCCGCTCTTCGACTTCCCGTTTCGTCATCGAACCTCCTTCGCTCTCTCAGCCCGTCGCCGCTCCAGCCGCTCCTTCCACGTCGGTGGCTTTGCCTTCGGCTGCGGTGGCAGACACTCAACAAACTCCGACTTGTCTCTCAAACACCGCGGAGGCCGTATCAACCCCTCAGCCGGCGCCCCGCATCGGCCGCATTTGAACTGTCGCGGTCTGCCACTGGTGAGAAACTCAATCATCGCGACTCTGTGCTGTCGTACTGTCGCACGAAGCTTGTCCGACAACGCTGGCCCCTCCACCACGAGCTTCCCTCCCCGCACGATCGGTGTCGCCCCTTCACGCTCGATATCGCGCAGCACGTCAACGACGTTCATCGCCGCGGCCTTTCGATGAAAATCACGCTGTCGTCCTCGATGTCAGGAGTCTCGCAACTCGTCGCAGGATTCTTGCTCTCGGATGCTGCCGGCTGCGTTGCGTCTCTTGTGCCGGCCGCTGCAGGAACGCGCTGTGTCGCCTCTGGAGGCGATGGCGTGACGTTGGCCTGCTGGGTCGTCACGCTTGCCTGTTGCGCTGCTGCAGCCTTCTCGTGGACCTTTGCAATCATGTCCTGGAGCGTTGGCGTGGGCGGTGGCACGCGCTTAACACCCAGCTGGTGACAGCGACGGCTGAAACTATCCGAGAGCTGGTTGTACTGCATCACGATCGGATGCAGGCTGCGCCGCTTTCGATTCACCAGCGACTCCATGCCGAAGATGTAGAGCCCGATGCTACGAAGAATCAGCCATTCATCACCCAGCCCTTCACGGAGAGAGATCTCGACGCGACTCAGGTGGTCACGCCCTCCCGCATCCGCGATCACTGCCTCGACCCACTCGCGCCGTTCCCGAGCCAGGGGCAACCTGCCGTCCAACGCCAAGGTTCCCCACTGCTTCAGCAGACTTCTCGCCGTACTCACGCCGGCTTTCCTCGCATTCGAATTGTTTTTCATCTTCAACGAGCGCGATTCGTTTGCTGAAAGATGCTGAATTTGAGAACTCATGTGTTGTTAGATCGCGTTAGATTCGTGTTGTCCCTAAACGAGTTAACAGATGCGATAGGTCTGACAGACCGATGCTCATTGCCCTTCACCAGGCGCTCCGGGAAGTCTGTTTGCGCTTCTCGATTTCGTCGCTCGACTCTACTGCTTGCGAGTACCCAATCCAGTCAACGTGAGTCCGTTCACCACGCTTTTGCCGACATGATGAACATGTTGTCCATAAGCGGCCTTTCATCCGGTACACGGTCTCCTGGCAACAAACGCATACGATCGGCTCAAACAAGGAATTCATCGAAGGAAACGCTCCTTCCATCGCTTGAATTCACGCCGCTCACGATCGTCCAACTCGATGGTGAGCACGGCTTCTTCATCGCTGGTCACAACCTTTAGCGAGCCATCCTCCCAGCAGCTCAGCTTCAGGTCTTCAGCTGATTGCTTTGTGTCATCACGCATACATGCCTCTTCGCGTGGTGGAGTCCTTTGACTTCTCTGGTGTCCAGAGTTCCCGGACGCCTCGTCAAAGACGTCCGGGGTAGACTCTCTGTTCTTCCGCGGTGTAGCTCCGGGAAGGTCTTTGCTTGGGCTCATCGTGCCCGCCGCAACTCTTTCACCCAATCCCCCTGATCTCCACTGGGTTAGGTACCCAGAAGTAGGAGAAGGAGTGGGAGACGGAAATAGGAGAAGGAGAAGGCCCGCTATGCACCGATTTTCTCCAGGATTGTCTTGATGATGGTGCAGCTGTTCGGCGCCTTGCCCGTCTGGGCGATCTGACATCGAAAAGTCTTTCCGATGAACCAAGATTTTCGAATGACGGTCTGGTCCACGATTTGTGTCCCGAGCGCAACTCTGACGATATGGAGTGCCTTCGACGATCGGGGAAGGGACTTCCATGTGGGCTCGACGTGGACGTACATCGACAACCGTTGACCGTGATGCGGCCTTCCATCGTCAATCACGACAAAGGTGAAGCAGACGCAGGGCTTTACATATTCGCCCCGTGGGCCGAATCCGAATTTTCTCGGCATGATCTCGACACATCGCGCGTGAACGATGTCGTCAGCCGTCCGTATGACGGGTGGGGCTAACGCTTCTAGCTCGAGGAGAACGTCGTCATCTTCTTTTGCTTTTCCAAAATCCGAATCCCTGCCGGAAATTGATTTGCACTTGATCACGCTGCAGTTCCCTTCCGCGTTTGAGTTTCAATCCAGTTTCGGACACCGGAAGCCGGGAACCGGAGATAGTGACCGCATTTGAAGTATGGGAACGGAAGCGTGTCGGCATGAACTCTCTGATAGATCCAGTTCGGGTTTGGAAGATTGAGAACTGCGCGAAGCTCCTCGACGTCGAGATTGGTCGAATCCGCCGAGTGCTCGTATTTCGTCGTCGCTTAAATTCGGGATCTTGGAATTCTGAAAACGGGGTGAGGATTCAGGTTTCTTCTTCAGCACAAGCCACTCCTGGGAAATCCGCAGGGTGGTGTGGCCCGACGTTTACGTGAGAGTGATCATCCTCCAAACCAATCTCACGCGCAGTGAGAAATACCATGATGAACCGCGCAAATCAATCGTTGATGTTTTTTAGCGATGAGATCCGACACAAATTCGTGGGGGCATGGGCAGGATTTTCTGAGGGCGGTTTACACCGCCCCGGAAGGGACCACTCGCCTACGGAGGGGGAACAGATATCGTCAGGATCACCTTGCCGTCGACGGCGATCGTCAAAGTGATTGGCTTCTGCCCATCCTGTTTCTGCTTGCGCTGTTTTTGCACGGCGCAGTACTCTTCGTACGTCATGAAATTGACCTCCTGGGCATTGCCCGGTGAGAGAATCGGCCAGTCGCTAACTTTCCCGAGTCGGTGCTGGCCGATTCGTGCGTTTGTCTATACGGTCTTCCCCTGCAGCTCTTCCTTGATCTCGTTAAGTTCTTCCTGTCGAATTTCCTTCTCAACCTGTGCGGCTGCGCTATTGATCGATATGGGTCCCTCTTGCAGTTTTTCCTGGATCCGTTCGACTTTCGATTTCCGCTTTGCCGACTTTTGTCCCAACCATTCCGTCAGCCCGTACATGTCGCCGACTTTCTTGATCTCGTACGTGCTTCGGACCAGTGATTCACGAAGCTTCTCCTCCGATTCGAAGAGAGCGCCGCCGGCCTTTATGCCAGCGACGATTTCATCAAAGTGCGTGGGGATGCCTTTTCGCTTCAGATACTTCTTCGCCGCATCCAGGGCGGGCATCGCAAAGAAGTCGTGAGCAGCAACCTGAACCGTATCGCTGCTGGGCTTTTCATCCTCCAACGCAAAAATCGCCGAGAGTGACGTCCGCGGCATTTTCACGTGCTCTTCCATGACGTTCAGGGTTTTCTGGGTGGAGAGGATTTCGGTCATACGCGGATCGCCTTTCAGATCCGCCACAAGTGTTCGGAGTTTGGCCTGCATCTCCTCAATTGCGGCTAACATTGGTGAGCTCATATGGTCTCCCGAGTCGGTCTTTTGATTCGCGAAACAGTATCAGTCACAAGAAGCTGGCCGTCAACCATGAATTTTAAGGATTAGCCAGATCGCCCTAACCTATTAAAACATAATGCCTCTTATGTTACGGATCATCATCATGATGAGGATGATGATGATGATGATGATTATCATCATGATCTAAATCAAAATTTTAAGCGGGATAAACGTCAGCCGAAAGAGAGCGGTGGGCCTTTCGGCTTTCGGGAGGGACGTTTCACCTTCATGGTTGCTGTCGGACTTTGCATCCCCTGAAGGTCGGTCTCTGAAATTGTTTCTCCCGAGCAGACTTGATCCAATAGTTTTGTTTGCGGCGCTTCAAGATCGATGAGCAGTCCGAGCACGTTCAGCACGTTGAGCAGTTCCGTTGTGTATTCCGACAGCCAATGATTCGGCTGAATGTCTCCCAGCGGCGACGGCCTGCGTCGCTCTCCGATGATGGGACGGTCACGATTCGCTCTCCGATAGCTGAACCACTGCCCTAATACTTGCTTCCCGGAAACTTCGTACTCCCAGACTTTGAGATCGACATTCTCAATGTACCCTGCACCGACGATGAGCCGTCTCTTGCTTACATCGTAATCAATCGTGTCGGGCATCGTGTCCTGGGGAATCTCACCACCGACAGGTATGCGCGGCCGACGAGCCGCCGGCAGTCGTGGTGGTTGTGGCGGTCTGCCCTTATCGGGGTTGACCATCCTTTCGCCGAACGTGTGAAGCCAGATGATCGTTCGGCCCAACTCACTTGCTTCCCTGTACGTTTCTACATCGGCCGTTATCGGAACTCGCAGCCCTGGCGTAGAGAGATCACTCTGGAATCGAGCGGTAAAAGCCGGGCTCGCAACTATCGCCGCGATGTACGCCATCACATCTTCCGGAGTGACTGCGAGTCCATAGCGCTGAGAAAGGAATGAGAGCAACACGGGAGACACGTTCGAAGTAGTAGCTTCTCTGTCCCGCCATAAGGGATAGACACGTCCTCCGAAAGAGCCTTTGTAGTGGTCTAGGTCTGGCACGAGCGCGGTAAACGTGACTGCTGGGCCGGACGTCGGCGAACTACGCGTCAGTGCTGTCAGATATACTTGGTGGTTGGACCTGGACTCCCAGAGTTCAGCATTCGGCTGTGTAATAACGCGGCTATCAGGGATGATCCACTGGCGATTGAAGGAACGGAACCCATATGGAACGGGAGCAACGCAAGCGCCGTTCTCATCGATAATTGGTGTGGTTTTGGCACTGTAACCCGGAATTCCTTCTTGAACGATGGACCTAATGTGTCGATCGGCTGGTTGCCCGTCCCGAAGTGTTGCGTGGAACAGTTCTTCTTTTTGCGCTGCCGGCGCCGCGATAAGACGATCCCAACGCCTAATCAACGATTCAGCATCCGGTGCTATCACCCAAGTACGTTTGGGCTGACAACCGGACCCGTCGTAAACAAAAAGACCCTCCAGCTTTGGATATTCTGCCCATGCTCCCGTGGAGGCGGGAAGAAAGGGTGCTCGCCAAGCGGAAGGACATTCAATCCAATCTGGGTTCGTCAATGTCATCTTTGATAACACCTCGAACTTGTGCAGACGATTTCCGACAGGTAATGCCTGGAAGCGAACCTGGGCGGGAATTTCATTGCTCTTATTCGCTGAACGAGATGCCAGAACGATGCAGACTGGCTGTTGCACACCCTGGAAGATTCGCGTGCTTACGCTTGGTTGGTGACCCTCGGGCGAACAATCGATAACCCAGATGTCATTGCAAGTGCGCCGCAAGTAGTCGCGCATTTTTTCAAAGCCGGGTCCGCCGAGAAATCCAGCGACCGTGATGAAACAAACTATCCCGTTTTTGCTCCCGGGCCCATGGTCGTAGACCTTCCACGTTGCCCATCGCCAAAAATAGATGTAGAGGTTTCTCAGGTGTTTGCTATGTGCTCCAGCGCCCCATTCTGGTGGCGGCGCCCAGGCGCTGAGCGGCGCGCTTTTTTCGGCTTTTGAATTCTCTCCTTCTATCCAGCCGCCGAGTCCCTTTGACTTCTCTTTGTATGGTGGATTCCCGATGACGACTGTGATGGGCTCGTCACGCTTGATTTTGTTGGCTTCTTTCCGGGAGTTCGCGATCGCGGCGACAATCTGTGGGAAGTAACCCTCGTCATCATGTGGATTCCCGAGCGTGTCCGTCACGAACATGCGAAGGGGTGTCTTCGGTGTGCCTCCCGTGAGGTCTACGATTTCCGCCAGAATCCGCAACTGGGCAACTGCGAATGGTCCCAATTGCATTTCAAAGGCGATCAGGCGTTTGACAGTCGCGTTGATCGCGGCTTTGACTGCTCCCTCCCCCTCGTCGGCTTTAACGGTGTCTGCGATCTTTCTCAGGACCCCAAGAAGAAACGTGCCGGTTCCAACTGCGGGATCCGCCAACGTGACAGAAGGGGAAGCCAGGCCGGCGTGCAGACCGAAACGAGACTTCAGTGCTTCATCAGCAAGTTCGACCATCGCGCCGACGACTTCGGGCGGCGTGTAATACGAGCCTGTTTGTTTTCTGAGCTGGTTGTCGTAAACCTCGAGGAAGTCTTCGTAGAAGTAAAGCCATGCATCGGGCTTATCTCTGCTGATTTTGGACCAATTCACCGCGTCGAGTACGCGCGTCAGTGTTCCAAGTGATGTCTTCAAGGTCGCCTGGCTTTGGGCATCGTCGGTCAGTAGTTTCAGAGCGGCACCGACGAGGGTGCTCGTCTTGCTGAGTTCGCTTGCAACCTGCTGTAGACCTGTCTCGAGCGTAATGTTTTTCGCGCGTGCCATCAGCAATCCAAACGTCACAGCTTGGGCATAGCCATCTGCAAAACGCTCGTCACTTGCATCAGGAAACAGGAGTTTTCGCCAATCTTCCGCTAGGCCAGTAAGAACTGGGCTCTTCAGCCCCAGTTGCTCCGTTACCTCTTCCCGCAACAATCGACAGAGGCGGGCTGTCGTCTCAGCCAACGCCTTCGCGTTCTTTGGTGGAATTGGTTGCCAGTGGAGAAAGTTTTCAAAAAGACTGATTAAGCCAATCGGGGCCTTGAGAGCACTACCAGACGATTCAACATCGCCATCCATTTTGACTATGGAGCCTACGAGTTCGCCGTTTTGCCAAAGGCTGAAAGCATTCCCGTCGGTGTAAATCAGATTGGGAAGGGAATGTAGTTTGTCCCATTGTGCCTTGTCGTGAGGATCTTTGAACTTGCGTGGATCGGCGCCCTTACCAGGAGCTTTCAATTCGATGAAACCGACCAGGGCCTTGTGGACAGTGACGGCGTAGTCGGGCCTGGTCTTCAAATCGCTGACTGAAGACTCCCCCACCGCGGCGACTGCCGACTTGGAAAAATTGAGGAGTTGAGAAAGGTCTGCAAGCAGCCGTTCAAAAGGTGCGCGCAGCTGATCTTCGGGTTGACCAGTGACCGCGGGATTGGCCAACTTCTCTTTGGCTGCAGCTCCAAACGCTGCGATCGCCAGGTCCAACGTCGGTTTCATCTGCAGACTGTGGGCCTCCCATCGCCAGAACCTCCAGCATCGTGTTCGGCAGGGTCAAAATTGGTCCCATCTAACACCATCTAACAAGACCAGACAAAATGAGGAAAAATGAAGAAAAGAAATATGAGGGTGGGACTCGCCTGAAACCCGCTCCCAGTCAAGGTTTCAGCTAATCAGACAAACTCAAGCAAGATGCCGCAAAAATTGCCCGGTTTGTTTAGGAAACCGCTGCTCTATCCGTCTGAGCTACGGGGCCACGAACCCCATTCTACAGCACCTCAATAGTTGTCTGCGTATTTCAAGACCAACGAGACAGAGTCAAATGCGCGGGGGCGCCTTAGATGGCGGAAGCGCCTTGTACTCAGGCTTCGCTTCTATGAACCGGTGGATTGTTCTGAAGACTTCTCGGAGCTCGTCGGCCGGTACGAACGTTGGCGAATGCCAAACCCAACAGTCTTTCCAACTCAATTCCTTTACGCGTCCATTTGACGTCACGGAAAAGACGTACAACCCGCACGGTGCGACCGCCCAGCCGCGTTGGCCCGGAACTGGTGGCGGGTACGAAAACGATTTCGGATACTTCGAATCATTCCAAAAATCGATTCGCGCCAATCCCGTGAACACTTCATTCATTTGGTCAGCAGTTAACTTCAGATCTATGGTCAGAGTCGCGCTGGGGAGATCCGCGTCACGGGTAAACGTGCCTTTGGATGTATCAAGGACTAATTGAGCTGCCGAGCCGTACCGTAGAACGAAGTTGAAATCGGCAGGGTGTACCGGGACTTGTTGGGCGTGCGCCACCACTGTGTTCAGAAGGCAAAGCAGAACTAATACGACCACTCGCTTCTTGTTCACTTCACAATCCGTGCTAATCTCCGCATATGCAACGAATGCGCAAGGGCCACACGATAGCGTTGATGTTTCTGTTGATGTCGTCCGTCATCGTCCTGGACACCCTGCTCGAATCACTCCTCGACTCAT